CGCAAACCACCAAAGCCGCCCAAAATCCCGACTGCTGTCTGGATCAACCCACCAAAGACAACGGAGGAAAATCAAGCCTAAAGTCCAAATGCCACTGTCTCAAAGTTGTTGACACGTTCCGCCACGCCGCCCGCCGCGATTGCCGCACCGCCGAGGGCGACAGCGCCAATGATAATGGGTGGCATGGATCACGTTCTCCAGGCGAGACGGCAAGAGTTAAGCGGCAGGGTCAACAGACCACCAGGCGCAACGAAGGCGGCCCGCGCGCCGATACACACACCAAAGGCCTCAGGCTCTCCGCCCAGAACCAAATCACCGCGCTGTGCCAGCCGCGGATCGGGCAGCGGTTCTCCAAGCAGGGCGCGCCCACCGTCTTCTAGCGTCTTCCAACCTAACCGGCGCAACACCCGCTGGCAGCCACCGGGCGTCCGATACCGTCCGCGCCAGAGTGCGGCATGGTCGGGACCGTCCGTGAGGTCACGGCGCAGATCAAAGGCCCAAGTGGCGCAATCATGTTGGCCCCAAGCAAAGGGGCGCGTGCGGGCCTCTGTGATGGCCGCGGCAAACAGTTGTTCCCAATGCGGGATACGGGTCATGCTATTCACCCCCGCCCCCAGGTGATCTCTTGATCTTGGATTGCTGTGACATGCGCAAAACCGAGATCGCCCGCAAAGAGCACCTGCTGGCTTTCATGGGTGTAGCGCCAGTTGCGCGGCACATTCAGATCAATCAGCCGGCTTTCATAGCTGATCGTGATCCGGCAGGTGTGCGCATCTTCCTGGATCTCCGGCACATCAAGACGGCCGGTGAAGGCTTGCACGGGATCGACGATGATCTGACGATCCTCGGTCAGAAGGGCAAGCCAGATGCGCCCCGGCTGGCCCTGGCGTGCTTCATCAATCGCAAGACCCACCAGATCAAGCGGCACGCCAGAGAGCGAGACCGTGGTGCCAGAGGCCACAACATCGGAGGTTTCCTCAAGAGCCCCAAGCCCCAGCAGCACGCCGACGCCGGTCCAGGACTTGCCGTCCCATTCCACAGGGCCAGCCCCTGTCCAGATCCGCACCATGCCGGAGGGGAAAGCGCCTTCAAACAAGATGGCAGGCCTGAGATCTGCAGCGTCAAGCGCATCGGCCAATGCCGCCGTGATATCTCGGCTCATCAAATGGCCTCGCGTGCGGAGAGTGTGAAGCGGTGACGCGCTGCCCGTTCAATACGGGTCGGCACCGCTGTTGTAGGCCGCAGCAGCACCTGCGGTCTGTTCACCTCCAAAAGTGTATTGGCGGATAGTGCGCTGCGAACGGCTGGAAAGATCGTCAGGGTTGCCAAACCATTGATGTCCGCTGTGACATCAAAGGCGATCTGGTGCAGGCGTGTGTCGCGCGCGGCACCGATGGAGAGAAAGTCACCCGAGGCAACCGCAGGCAGGCCAGAAGGCCAGCCCAGCGTTTGGATGACATTGCCGCCGGTGATGGGCATTGCCAGCGTGACCGGTTGCGTCAGCCCTTTTGGCTCAATGGACGGGTCGGCAAAAAGCAGCAAGCCCCGGCCAGAGCCAAGCGCCGTGAGGGCCGCAGAGACCGAGCGCGCCAGCGGTCCTGATTGCGCGGCAAATTCAATTTCGTATTCCCACCATTCCCCGCCCCAGTCCTGCACTTCTGTCGTCCCGGTAAAGGGCGATTGCGTCTGGCTTGTGGCGGTTACCAAGCGCCGCTCAATGCCCGCCACCCAGGTGCGCGGCAGTTCCACAATGACGCTCATGCCAGCCGCCCCCGGCGCATGGCGTTGCCCACAGCGGCCAGCGCAATCCGCTCGAACTCGGGCTGGGCATTGCGCATCACCGCAGCGATCTGCTCGGCCACGCCCATCTGCGCGCCGCGGGCATCGACATTGAGATGGACAGCAACGGGGATACTGCCGCCTGCGCCGCGTGCTACCTCCGGTCGGGAAAGAACACGCTCGCCCCGTTGCAGAATGGTGGGGACCTCATCGGGGCGTAGCCCGGCCCAAGAGCCAGCCGGCCCCACGGTACCACCGCCGTGCATCCGCGGCGCACCGGCAAACACCGCTGCGGGCACGGCGCGTGTATGACCTGAGATCCCAACCATGCCACCGGCATGGGAGACAGCAGCGGCAACTGAACCACCGTCGCCAAAAGCGCCTGAGAGCGCGTTCGCGATCGGTCCCAGCACTGCGCGGCGAAACGCCAACACGGCAAGATCTGCCAAGATTGACCGCACGAGGCCCTTGAAGTCGAGCTTGCCTGTCTCGACAAAGCTACGGAACGCGCTTTCGGCGCCAGAGAAGGCGCGGGATAAAGTTTCTCCAAGGCCTTTGGCCCAGTTAAGCGCACCACTGGCATATGACTTCAAAGCCTCAGAGACCGCGCGCCAGCCGGTCAGGATCTTCTCAGATGCGCCACCACCAGACCCGCCGCCGCCCACGGCATCACCGGCCTGGGCCATGGCCTGTGCCAGGCGGTCCGCGGAGACAGTAGCGCCATCAAGAGCGGCAGCCCCGTCCGCGCCAGTGCCTGCAACAGCATCGCGGAGTGCCGCCCAGGACGTCAGCGGGGCTGTGGCGCCAGCCGCCAAATCGGTGGCGGCCTGCCGGTAGGTGTTCGCGGTTGCGAGTGCCTCAGCGGCAATCCCATCAAGTCCAAGGTCGGGCGCCGTCAGCGGGTTATCTTCAAAAGCCCTGCGGAATGCATCGGCGGCAGCGCTTCCAGCATCCGCTGAAGCTCCCGCGAAAGGATTGTCGATATCGCCTAGACTGATGTCACCGATTTCGCCGAAGGTGGTCTCGATGCCCACAGTCGCCAGCGCGTCCCGGATTTTGCCGGTAAACGCATCAATCCGGGCGATCGCGCCATTCAGCATCGCTTCAATCCCGTCGAGCATGCGGTTCGCCGCCGCGTAAACAAGATCACCTATCACAGCGGGCAAGCGCGACCAGATTTCGCGGACGGCGAGAAGTGCGCCCTCAAACGTGTTTGCTGTGGCGTTGCCAAAGGCGACAACGCTCTCGATCGCCCCCGCCATGCCCGTCGCAGCATCAGCTTTCAGATCCAAGAACATCGCCGTGGCGCGCGCGCCTGCGGCAGAGGCCCCCGTCTTGATCCGGTCCCAGACCTCGACCGCGACATCTTTCAAGAGGCGCATCGCCTCGCCAAAACTGCCAGCGCCGGACGTGAGGCGCGTGAACCAATAGACCAGCTCGCCTGCGCCAACGACAAGTGCGCCGATGCCCGTGCGGATCAGCGCGCCTTTGAGAACCACCAGCGTCGTTGCCAATCCGCGCACCGAGAAGGCTGCCGCGGCCATCGCGGCAACCCAGCGACCGGCAAGAAAGGTGGCGAAGGTTCCCGCGTAGACCGCGAGCCGGTCGAGGTTGGACAGGACCGCGTCAAAGGCCCGGCTGATTGGGCTGGTGCGCGATGCCAGAGCCACGAAGGCTGTGGCGACCGCTTCAAAAGACGGGGCCAGTGCCACGGCAATCCGGTTGCGCACCCCCGTAAACACCTGGCCAATGCTGACCAGCGCCAGTTCAGAGCGGCGCATCGCGGCGATGGCGTCAGCATCCAAAACAGCCCCAAGCGCCTGCGCCTGTGCCCCGAGCCGGGTCATTTCGGCACCACCGTTTTGCAGCAATGGAATGAGCCGCGTGGTGTCGGACGCCATTGCCTCGAGATAGAAGGTCATTTCTTGTTGGCTGACGCCCGCCTTCTCAAGGCTTGAGACGTAAAGCTGCAGCGCTTCCGGTCCCGATAGCCGGGCGAACTGGTCCGCTGTCACGCCCACGCGCGGCGCGATGTTCTCGAAAAAATCCGCCATCGGCCCGCCGCCCGTTTGCAGGAAATCCCCCACACGGTCGTTCACGTCCTTCAGGATATCGGCGAGCTTCTCCTGCTCGATGCCCACAGTGGCCGAGGCTGCCGCCCAGCGTTGGAACACCTCCGGGCTGGCATTGGCCACCTGCGAGAGCTGGCCAATCTCATTGGCAGCAGCCACCGTCGAGCGGGTCATCGCAACGACAGCACCCGCGAGTGCTGTGGCCGCAGCAGTCGCCGCAATCTTTGCACGGCGCGCAAAACCCGCCATGCGGGCATTGGCTTGGTCCAGCTCGCGGCTCAAACGCCCCATGCCGCGTGTGCCCGCCTCACCGATACCTTCCAATTCAGCACGCACTTGTCGCCCGCCGGTCGCGGAGAGGCGGACGGAGACACGTTTTTCAGCCATGAGGCGCCCTTGCAAAATGTATCACGACATGATACGTAGTAGCATGATCGTCAGCACACGAGGAAAGCTTGCCGCTGGAGCGGTCCAGGACCGCTTTGGCAAAGGCTTTCCAGCCGACATCGTGAAACGCACGCGTGCCATGCTTTCGGCATTAGACGCGGCGGTCGAACTTGAAGATTTACGGTTTCCGCCGGGCAATCACCTTGAAGCTCTGAGTGGGGATCGCGCGGGACAACATTCGGTGCGCATCAATGGACAACGGCGCATTTGTTTTATCTGGACCGATCAAGGACCTGCCGAGGTCGAGATCGTGGACTATCACTAGGAGGGCCTGACATGAGCCTCATAACCAATCCATCCCACCCGGGCGACGTTCTGGCCGAACTTTACCTGACCCCACTCGATATGAGCGCAATCACGCTTGCCGCAAAACTTGGCGTGCCGCGCACCCGCATCGAGCGCCTTATCAAAGGCCAGACCGCCATCACGGTTGACACCGCGATGCGCTTGGCGCGCTTTTTTTCGACGACACCGGAGTATTGGATGAACCTCCAGCGCGCTTGGGATCTGGCGCGGGCCCGCGAGACCATTGATGTCTCAGGCATCAAACCCCTCGAGGCCGCCTGAACCGGTCTGCGCGCTCATCTTGCGCACCATCACCGCCTCAATCGGCGGCAAGAGTTCCGCGATGATCAGGGGTGAGAGCCCGAGGGCTGTGCCGAGTTGCAGGGCCGCACTCATATCCCAGCCGAGGACAGCGCCACCGCTCATCCCGCCTGCAACGCGCACCTGTCCGCCCAGGCGCTGGACGAGGTCCCAAATCTGCCAGCCCTCCAGTGTTAGCGGTTTGTGCAGGCTGCGCGGACAGTCCGCACATACGGATGGGCAAGCCGCGCAATAGTCACCGCCCCCGCCGAACTCCCAGTCGGCGAGAGCGGTTAGGCGTTTTTTTCCGCATCCAGTATCAGCGCGCCTGCGATGTATGTGGTTTGGAACGCCTCAAAGATCGGCCAGAGCTCCAGTAGGGCGTCGATGCCCTCAGGCGTCAGCGGTAGAGGCTTCCCGTCCTCGTCTCCGACGCCCTCCCAGTCTTTTACGACGATGCGCGCCACGGCTTTGGCCACGATACGAGCGAGATCATCGTTTGATGCACTGATTTCAGCATCGGTTGCGGCGGCGATGATCGCCGGATCGCTGCGCGCGGCCAGCATGATGGCCGTGGTCAGCGGCTCCACCAGAAGGCGGACGCCGTGACCAAGGTCGAGCCAGTGTGGTTCCGTGGACAAGTTTAAACGCAGCATGGTCAGTATACCTCGCGGTTATTGGTCAAGGTGACGGTGCACATCCGGCCCATGACGGGATCGCTGGCCGCCTGCCAGTCGAAGGTGGCCTGCACCCCTTGCGGGCCGGAGATTTCGATCCGTGGGCGAGGCAAATAAACAGCATGGGCCGTGACGGTCAGGTTTTCGCCGGTGGCCAGCGTGTAGGAAAACGCCAACTCACAAGCCTCGCCATTGATCGCCTGGGTCACCAGCGTTTGATCGGCAAAGCGCACGACGACATTGCCTGTCAGGGCGGCGATAGACGGATCAGCCCCGTCGATCTTGCCATCAGCCCGGATTGTCTCGATGCGATCAAGGTTGTTGGCATATGTCAGGTCGGCCGAGACCACATTACCGATGTTCGCGCCGTTCCGCGTGATGCCCCCGTTGAAATGTCCAAAGCGTTTCAGCGCGATGTTGGCCGGTGTCCCTGCGGCGGTAATAGTGGCAATCTCCTCTCCCTGCGCCACGATGCTGGCCGTGGCTGTCAGCAACCCTGATCGCGCCATCTGCCAGTTGAGGCTGTCGACCATGCAGCCGGAATACATCGCAAAGCGGGGCACCTCAGGCATGCCGGTCTCAACCGAGAAGCTCGGCAGCGCCCAGTTTCCCGAGCGGAACTCGTGCGTGTAGGGGGCATCGGCGCCCGTGGTTGTCGGCGCTCCAAAAGCTGCCTTCAGCCAGAAGCCGAAAGCTTCCGTATCGATAGGCATGACGACATTGCCGTCCCCTCCGTGCCAATAAGAGTGAGACAATTGAGTGGCTGAAGTTTACACTTGAGGGTGTAGGAGAACGAACCCATGGTTATGCCTTCGAAGACACCGCTTTCTGACGATATTGTGTCTGACGATA